TGAAGGAGTTTGAATTTTGAATCCATATCTCATAACAGAACCTACTTGTATTAGCTTCTCAGGCGGCAGGACTTCAGCCTATATGCTGTACAAAGTGCTAGAGGCGTATGGCGGCAAGTTGCCGGAAGACGCTATCGTTTGTTTTGCCAACACAGGGAAAGAGGAAGAGGCAACATTAAAGTTTGTGCACGATTGCGAAACCAATTGGAATGTTGAAATTCATTGGCTTGAATATATGAGCCATGAAACTCCAAAATTAAGATTTAAAAAAGTTAATTATGAAACAGCTAGTAGAAACGGAGAGCCATTTTTTGCAAGCATAGATCAAAATGGAAAGCCTTACTTACCTAACCCTGTTGCAAGAATTTGCACAACAAATATGAAAATAAGAGTTATTAACAATTATTTAAAACAATTGGGTTGGGATCACAACGAAAACATGGATTGGGTTGGAATCCGAGCGGACGAAATGCGTAGGGCTGCAAAGATTGACAGGAGTAGGACGCCATTGGTTACCGCTGGCGTAACAAAAGAAACAGTTGGTAATTTTTGGCGTTCACACTCATTTGATCTTGAATTACCAAACATGAATGGCGTAACCATGCATGGTAATTGTGACTTGTGTTTTTTAAAGCCAACACATCAAATTATTAGCTTGATAAAAGAAAAGCCTAGTCGTGCAGACTGGTGGATAAAAATGGAAAACCATGCTCAATCTAGCAATAAAACTTACGGAGACGGCGCAAAGTTTAGGAAAGACAGACCAAGTTATGCAAAATTAAAAGAGTTTGCTTTGTCACAAATTGATATGTTTGACCCAAATGAAGAAGGAATTGCCTGTTTTTGCGGAGATTAGTCAATTAGGGAAAGTCCCTATATACGCACAAAAGACACAGATTTACAGTTACATCACCTTAACCAAGGAGCTACAAATGAAAACAATATCTACATACGATGCTGCACTCTACGCAATTGCTGCCTTTGCCTTTGGCGCTTTGTTTGTGCTGGAGCTGCTATGAACCTAGAAACCAATATCCGCATTGTCCAAGCGTTCTCAGACGGTAAATACCCGATCCGTGACGCAGAATTCTGGGCTGAGCACATGAGCGACAAGCACTTTGTTATGGACTTGCTTAAGACCATATCCGAGGCTTACTACAGTCCTGATCCCGCAATTGGCGAGATGTTAGACAAAATCGAAGCACGAATCTACAAGGTGGCAAAATGAGCGTTTACACAAAACTAATGGAAGCTAGGTTAACCCTGCAAAACACGGCTCTTACAAAGTCCGGCCATAACAAGTTTGCGGGTTACAAATACTTTGAACTTGGGGACTTTATCCCCGTTATTCAAAAGATATTTGCTCACCTTAACTTGTGTGGCGTTATCAGCTACACGCAAGACACGGCTACGCTAACTATTATCGACACGGAAGATAATAGCAAAATTGAGATAACTAGCCCTATGTCCTCTGCCGCACTCAAGGGTTGCCATGAGGTGCAAAACTTAGGCGCTGTGCAAACCTACATTCGCAGATATCTTTGGGTAACAGCTATGGAAATTGTGGAGCACGATGCCATAGATAGCTCGCCAGGCGCAGATGTAGAAGTAGCAATTAAGGCGATCCAATCTGCTGCAGACCTAGATTCACTCAAGACTCACTTTTCAAGCGCTGTAAAGCTGTTTAAAGGCGATACAGAGGCATTTGCAAAGGTTAATGCCGCTAAGGATGCTCGTAAAACAGAGTTACTAGCTAAGGTGGCAGAATGATTGAGCAAGGGAGTCAGGAATGGCTTGCCTTGCGTGCTGGCAAGGTAACAGCCTCCAAGGTATCGGATGTAATGTCAGCCATTACTACAGCAGGGTATCGCAATTACCTTGCTGACCTAGTGGTGGAGCGTCTTACGGGCAACAAAACGGAGTCGTTTACCAATGCTGCTATGCAGTGGGGAGTTGACCAAGAGCCTCTAGCTCGTGCTGAATACGAGGTTAAGACGGGTAGCTTTGTAGACCAAGTTGCCTTTGTTGAGCACCAAACTATCCCCATGTTCGGATGCTCACCGGACGGGTTGGTGGGTGAAGATGGGCTTATTGAGATCAAGTGCCCCAACACGGCTACGCATATAGATTATGTTATGCAGGACAAAGTACCCACAAAGTACATCCCGCAGATTCAATGCCAACTAGCAGTTACAGGTCGGAAGTGGTGTGATTTCGTAAGTTTTGACCCAAGACTGCCGGATGGTTTACAAATGCTAATTGTCCGTGTTGACAGGGACGATGAGTATATCGAGAAGTTGCAAGACCGAGTAGTTAAGTTTTTAGACGAAGTAAATAGCGCCGTTAACGGCTTAAAGGAAAAAATGAAATGAGTATCATTTACGAAGTAATGGCTAGTACCGGATCGTACACAGACAAGAATGGCACTGAGAAGCGCCGTTGGCTAAAGTGTGGGATTGTTATGAATACCAAGACAGGCGGTCTAGCACTCAAGCTAGAGGCTATTCCTGTAGGGTCAGACGGATGGTTTAGCTTGTTTGAACCTAAAGCTAAGGACGAGCAGCCACGGCAGCGTGCTGCAAACATTGCAGACGAAGAAGACTCTGCGCCTTTCTAGGAGATAAACATGAGCCATTGGCTAATCGCAGCGACCGGAGTTGCCTACCTATGGGTAAGTATTGAGCAATTCCACAAAGGCAATATGAGCACCGGAATGGTTTGGGCAGGTTATGCGTTTAGTCAAATCGGCTTGTGGAGGCTTGCATCGTGAGCGATAGCCTTGTAGGTTGGTTAACGCCTGACAATATGTTCACTCGCCATAAACCGGACGATTTAACAGGATGCAAGGAGGTTAGAGTGCCTAGTATTGATTACCCAAAAGTAGCTAACGATACCCAAGTGGGCGGCACACATTACAGGTTAACTATCGAGCCGTGGGATTACATTATCCAAAACAATCTAGGCTACCTAGAGGGAAACATAATTAAGTATGTAACCCGATATAAGGGTAAACACGGGGTAGAAGATTTACAAAAAGCTAGGCATTATCTTGATAAGTTAATAGAAACACTTACGGAAGATGAATCATGGACAAAGCAAACAAAATAAAGATGGCTTTGGAATTTCTGCAAATGGGTAGCAAGCTAGACATTAAGTCAGCTATTACGGTCTTGCAGTCCATCCGTGATTCTGACGAAGTGTGTGCAAACTGTATCAGCCCTAGGGAGTGCGAGTTTAACGACCGCTGCCAAAAGGGAGATAAGTTGAGATGAGAATTACGGAAATGCAGGACCTATTAGACGGTTGCCGACAATTTATCGTAATTCTATGTGATGAATTTGAGCTTGAATATCCACAAGAACTGTTTGCAGAGATAGCTGTAGCATTAGGCGAGACAGATGATTAAGAATACTCACCCATTGTGCTTTGATAGCTTGGAGCAATACAACTTATGGAGAGCAGCGGCTAGGCAGAGTTATCCAGGTAGCTCGCATATCTGCGCTGACTGCACACCTGAGTATCAGGCAAAGATGATAAAAGAGCACAGATGCGAAAAACCTTTGGCGAAATTTATCCGTGAAGATGGCGAGATGGTGGGGAAAGCAAAGTGGAGAGAGTAAAGTTTACCCTTACCCAAGACAGGTCTAGGGTTAAGCACATTATATCCATATCACCCGATGGATGGATAGTAGAGATACGAGAGCCTAGCCGTACAAAGGATCAAAACGCTCTGTATTGGGCTACCTTACACGACCTGTCAGACAGGGTAAAGATAGACGGTAAGCAGTATTTGCCGATGGTTTGGCATAAGTATTTTAAGGAAAGATTCCTGCCTGGACGCATCATTGAGCTACCTTACGGTCATATCGTGGAAGCCGAGCCTAGTACGGCAGACCTTACGAAAGAGCAGTTTAGCGAGTTTATAGAGCAGGTCATGGCGTTTTATCACTCAAACAAGGAATGATTATGAAAACAATACTAGCCATTGCGCTAATAGTATCCAGCACCACAGTCTACGCTCGGTGCTTCTCGTCTACCTTTGTAAACGGCTACAAGGTAACTGTGTGTACAACTTGCTGCACACCAACAGGATGTATGACGAGCTGCCTATGACACACAATACTTACTCTATGGTGCTTAAGGTTGTTACGGAACAAAGCCCCATAAACTCAGAATCCGTAGCTAGGAACTTTGAGCTTGCGCCAGGTCACATTCAGCAAATCCTGCGTAACTTGCACCAAGCGAGACTTATATATGTAAAGGAGTATCGTCCTGACAAGCGTAATTGTTTGCGCCCTTGGTATGCCGCGGGAGACGAGATGGACGCTGAAAAGCCTCCTATTAAGTACGCTACGGAGCGCCGAAAGGAAAGACTGTTAGCAGCTAAACAGCCATTTACCCCACGCAGGGATGTAGCCTCGGTATGGATGACGCACCTGTAGATACTTGGTCGGAGGCTTGGCGGCTAGAGTGTGAGGCACGCCATGTATTAGGTCTAAAGGACAAAAAGTCTCGTACTGCCTATTTGGGCAGGATTAGAACTAAACGTGGCGATCAAGCCGCAGACATACTAGAGGGAGCTGTGCATCGTGCGTGGAAACTATCGAAACAAGAAACTGCTTGAGGTTGTCAGACAGTCACCCTGTCAGCATTGCGGAGCAGAGGACGGGACAGTTTGCGCTGCACACAGTAATTGGGCAGAGGATGGGAAAGG